AAGAATGGCAAGAGTTTAAAGAAGTAAGAACTATTAGAATTACACACGAACAAATACTATTTATTTGTCAATTGTATTCAGATATTTTTAACCTACCTTACTGGAAACCAAGCTGCTTCGCTTGTGGCGGAACTGTAAGAAGTATTAGCACTATGATAGATAGATTAGATTTAGTTTATAATACATACGAATAACTAAAACAATTAAATTATGAAAACAATTAAAATTATTATTTTATTAGCATTTGCATCTTTATTAATGAGTTCTGGATGCTCAACAGACGATGAGCCTGTACTATGTGATTGTGTAGAAACTCAATACACTTTGCCACCAGGTGCAAATGCGTATCAATATTTTAGTACGATATTAAGACCTGACTTAGATTGTGATGACGAGAAGCTAAACATTAGTTACAATGGTTTTTATCATACTAAAATAGAATGCGACTAATTGAAACATTCAAATTAATTTCAAAATGGAGGAGCAAAAAAACAAGCACGGAGGAGCAAGAAAAGGAGCAGGCGCACCAACTAAAGCGGAGCAATTAAAATCGAATACTATATTTATAACCGCAATAAAACAGGTTAATAATATAGAAACAGACGACGAAGCACGAATACATTTCGCAAAAGACTTACTAACTTTTGAAAGGGGTAAAATGTTTATAGCAGAACATTTGTATGGTAAAGCTCCGCAAGAAATAACGCAAACTAATTTAAATCTTGAAGTTAAAGAGCTAGACGAAGAAGAGATTAAGAGAATTAAAGATGTTTTAGAACAAAAGTATTAATGCTTACTAAAAAACGCCTAATTTAGCTCAGAGGTTTAGAGCTGTAAGCCCTGTAAAGGAAACTGCGTGCAACGGTTCGAATCCGTTAATTAGGCTTATTTTTAAAATATGTTAACAAACGAAGATAAAGTTTTAAAAGTAAATTGTGAGGGTGATTTATTATTTTTTACTCGTTATATTTACAAAGAAAATCACAGGCGCAACTTCAACATTGCGCCTCACTTTGTGAAAATAGCAAACGCATTGCAAGACGTTGTAGATGGTAAAATAAAAAGATTAATAATAAACATACCACCAAGATACGGCAAGACAGAGTTAGCGGTTAAATGCTTTATTGCTTGGAGTTTAGCGCGCAATCCATCAAGTAAATTTATACACTTATCTTACTCAGACGATTTAGCCTTAGACAATTCAAGCCAAACAAAAGAATATATTGAAAGCGATTCATTTCAAAGGCTTTGGCAAATGAAATTAAAGAAGGACGCACAAGGAAAAAAGAAATGGTTTAATGAAGATGGCGGTGGAGTTTATGCAACTGCAAGCGGTGGAGCCATTACGGGTTTCGGTGCTGGTGTTTCAGACAGCAAAGTATTTAGTGGTGCAATAATAATAGATGACCCTTTAAAGCCCGACGATGCAAGTAGTGAAGTTAAGCGTAAAGCAATTAACGAAAGATATAATAATACAATTCGTTCAAGGGTCAACAGTAGAGATACTCCCGTAATTGTTATTATGCAAAGACTACACGAGGACGACATGAGTGGTTTCCTTTTAGCTAACGGAAGCGGAGAAGATTGGACGCATTTATGTTTACCCGCTTTGGATAAAGATAATAATGCTTTATATCCAGCTAAACATACCTTTGAAGAATTAGAACAAATTAGACAAGCTAATAATTATAATTTTGCGGGGCAATATATGCAAACTCCTTCACCCGATGAGGGAGGAGAATGGAAAAAAGAATGGTTTATAATTAAAGATAAGTCAGAAATACCTTTGCATACTTTGAAATGGGAATTGTTTATTGATGGAGCTTATACTAAAGATACAAAGAATGATCCAAGTGGTTTTCAAATAGGAGCAAAGTGGAATAATAACTATGTTATACTATCTTCAGTAGATAAGTATTTAGAGATGCCAGAGCTAATAAAGTTTATACCTACGTTTATAGATGCAAGTGGCGTTAAAGTTAGTTTATCTTTGGTAGAACCTAAAGCAAGTGGAAAGAGTATTGCACAAATAATAAGGACAGAAAGTAGAATTAACATAGCAGAGATTAAAAGTACATTTGTTAATGCTTCTAAAATAGAAAACGCAAGGGCTTGTAGTTCGTATATTGAAAGCGGGCGTGTTATATTAGTTAAAGGAACTTGGAATGAAACATTTTTAAATCAAGTTGCTATGTTTCCAAATGCTAAACACGATGAGCATATTGATTTAACGTGTTACGGAATTGAGAGAAATTTAATGAACAATAGAACAATAGATATAAGATAGTGTGTAACAAAAAAGATAAAATTTAGTTTTAATAGTATGAAGGTAGGCGACAAGATAAAAGATATAGAAGATGGCGATTGTTTTTATTATGGAACTGTAACTAAAATAAACAACAAAGAAGTGTTTTATTTGTTAGAGGGTGTTATTTGGGACGGAGAAAAAGACACAGACTTTGAAGATATAGGAAAAGAAATACCGCTAAAATGGTGGAAAATAGAATTGTATGAAGATTAAATTACCAGAGAACCAAAGCGAAATAACATTAGGACAATACCAAAAGTATTTAAAAATAATTGAGCGTTTAGAAAGTAATGAATTAGACACTTATACTTTTAATAGACGTAAGATAGTTTTATTTACTAATCTTTTATTTAAAGATACTTCTAATATTACGCAAATAGATTTCGAAAGTATAATTAACCAAATTGATATTGCTTTAAATGAACAAGCAGTTTTTAAAAGTAGGTTTAAATTAGGCGGTGTAGAGTTCGGTTTTATTCCAAACATAAACAACATTACGAGTGAGGAAATGATGCACTTAGACGCATTGGATTCAATTACACAAGGCGAGTTTATAGACGCTTCAAATAATACAAACGATGTGGAAAACCTGCATAAGTTAATGGCTGTATTATTTAGACCTATTACAAATAAAGACTCGTTTGGTAACTATGAGATAGCAAGTTATAGCGGTACTAAACAATATTGCGAGTTAATGAAAGAGATACCTTTATCGATTGCAAATGGTGCCTTGTTTTTTTTTGTGAATTTAGCAACAGAATTACAGGAAGCTATCCAGAAATATACGAAGGAGGTACAAAAGAAGGGAACAGCTCAAGCAACTACTTTCAAAAGTGGGGTTGGTACGCTACCGTCGTAGAGATAAGCAATGATAATATACATAAGATAGATGAAACTTTAAGTCTAAATGTACACGAGTTCCACATATTTTTAGCACATAAGATAGATAAAATGAAGATGCTGCACGCAGTTCAAACTGCACCAAAAGGAAACGTAACACAATTATAAAATGAAAGAAGAATTAACCTTTGAAGAAATAGTAATGCTTTTAGTAAATCATTTAAAGGAGTCAAATGATTTTGATTCTATGCATAAAGTTATAGTAACTGATTCAAGTTACGAAGTATTAAGTGCAGTAAGAGGAAACCCTTTAATATTATAAATATGGAAAAGACATTAAATTACATTACTACAGTACCGAGTAAAAAAGAAATAGAAAGTACAGAAGAATACAAAGCACTTTTAAGCAAAATTAAGTCGATGACTAAAACAGTAGAAGTATGAATTCATATACACAAGTACTTAATTATCTTAATCAATTAGCGGTAGAAGCTGGAGCCAAAACAGTTACCAAAGATGCACCTACTGATATTGATTTACAGAAACAAAATATCTATCCATTAGTTAATATATCAATTGCAAATGGAAGTTTCACTAATGGGCAAACTATAAACTTTAATGTATTAATTGAAGCTTTTACAATTCGAGATATTAACAAAGAAGTAGTTAATGATAAGTTTTATGGCAATGATAATGAAGTAGATAACCATAACGAAATGTTAGCAATTATAAATCGTATGTGGACCTCCATGTATAGAGATTTTGAGGACAACTTAATTACTGCAAGTGAAAACCCAAGCTTTGAAAAGGTTACTTTAGAAGGTTTAAACTTCTTAGATGGGTGGGCTTTAACTTTTGTTATTGAAGTCCCTAACACAGATTTAAATTTATGTCAGTAGATGCAGAGCTTAAGAAGTTTGGTAATTATGTTGTTAAGCAATCAAAAGAAAACTTAATAGCAGAAAAGAAGGCAGACACAAAAGGGCTTTATAATTCAATTAAGTTTGAAAGCAAAGTAAGTCCTAATAGTTTTGAACTTTCTTTTACAATGAGTGATCACGGAAAGTTTGTTGACAAAGGAGTAAAAGGTTTTAGTAATGACAAAAGAGCACCAAAAAGTCCTTTTAAGTTCGGAACAGGCACAGGAGGAGAAGGAGGTTTAACAAGTGGAATTAATGGATGGGTTAAAAGAAAGAGAATACAATTTAAAGATAGAAAGACAGGTAGATTTTTAAGTTATAAAAGTACTTCGTCTTTAATTATTAACTCAATATGGCACAAAGGAATAAG